CGTCGTCGTCGTCGTCGTCGTCGTCGTCGTCGTCGTCGTCGTCGTCGTCGTCGTCGTCGTCGTCGTCGTCGTCGTCGTCGTCGTCGTCGTCGTCATCGTCGTCGTCGTCGTCGTCGTCGTCGTCATCGTCGTCGTCGTCGTCGTCGTCGTCGTCGTCGTCGTCGTCGTCGTCGTCATCGTCGTCGTCATCGTCGTCGTCACGGCGTTTTTTCTTGGACCTCTTTGCTCCTTTCTTGGATTTCTTGGATTTCTTGGATGAAGCTTTCTCTTCAACTACAGTAATAGACCGTTTAGCTTCCAGTGCTTCCAACAGGTCCGTTACCAATTCGTTCAACTCGTCTGACAATGGTTCTGCATTTTTCAACAGGTCTGGTAATTTCTCCAGTTTATCACCAAGCTTTTCACAACTCCACTTCTTTGCAGTTTGGAAGCCTAACGCCTTGAAAATCTTCACTGCGTCACGCTTCGACAATTCATAATCTTTCTTCTTCTTTCTTGACATTCTTCAAATCCTTTCTAAAACATTAGATTGTTGACAATGACTTCTACGAAGTAAACATCATAGTATAGTAATAAACGAAAACTTTGACGTCTATATATATAGTTGCCACATCCCTTACCTTCTTATCTTGATTTTTTCACTTTTTTTTCCTCCTTTTTCGTAAGTCCTTTATTTTCAAGCTCTTACAGATCAAAATAATTTCATTTTTTTTCCCTTTCCATCGAGTGTTATTGGCTATTCCTATTATTTCTGACTGATGCCTTCCGTTGGAAGCAAGGTCTTCTACGAAATCCCTAAGCGTTCTATTTTCCACGATGATTCATCCTTTCCATAGTCCTATCCATACTTTTCATAGTCCTATCCATACTTTTCGAGCTCAGGATACCAAATACCAATGCTAACGAATTGAAGACAGTTACCACAAAACAAATAATCAAAAGAATCTTATACTTCTCCATAACAACTCCTGATTGCTGTGTTTGCGATGTCTAAACACATTGCAGAATATACGCATTTATTTGAATTGTAGCTTTCAGATCTCCTAACAATCCAGTTTAATCTAATTACACTTTTCTCCTTTTCCATTAAATTCATGTTCAGACCTATCATCCCTGTAACATGGGCATTCTTTCTTTTGTCATCCGAGAAGTTTTCCATTCCCAGTGTTTCTTTAGTGTATGCTGCTGAGTCTGATTGTGTGGCTGTGATTAAAAGGCAGTGATACTTCTGACTTATACCTCGAAGCCTTTTCCACGTTTCATTTATTCTCTCTCTGCCATCCACATAAGAGTATTGCATATTAAGGATGTCCGCGTAGTCAATAACCACGACATCAGGAACCCATCCAGATTTAGACCACCTTAGCATTAAAACATCTATATCTTTTACAGATAGTGATGAGTTTGGGTGGCATGACAATCTGAATAAAGAACTATCTCCCCGAAGTTTATCTTTTGTAAATTCATTGAAGACTTTCCAAGCTTCTTTATAAGATAGTTTCCCAGAGAATTTTCTCTTCTTTCGTTTCACCCTAATCTTCCCATTTGTAACAGTCAATCCTTTAGGGTACAATATCTCCTTTGCTCCTATAGGACGTTTACATATTCTCTCCACTATTCTTGCCATCACCTGACTCTGACTATTATCCCCTGCCTCAAGGAAAAGCACTTTTCTGTGTTGCATTATAGCCCTGCACGTAACGTCTAACAGCCAAAACGACTTTCCACGCTTGTCCGGTCCCATAAAAGACACAAAGCAGTCTCGACCCAATGAGTTGCCGAAGAACTTCCCTAAAGCTCCTCTGTACTTTATTATAGATTCAGTGCCCCTCTCAAAGACTTGCTTCACAGCTTCTTTGTTGTCAAAAACATCAACACCTGCTGACAGACCCAACTCTAATCTATCAAAACTTTCCACCATTTCCTCTGCTTTTTTAACATCACCTGATTCTATTGTATCTGTGATGTTTTCAGACAGTCTCTCCAAACGTATTTTATTGAATAACTTTCCAGCAGTGTCTATAGTGTAGTTGCTGTTACAATCTTTCTTCCACTTTTTGTACCTGCCGGAAAGATTTTCAAGAAGCTTTTGGACGGTTTTAGCACTGGCCTTATCATTCGCAGTTGCGGCCCACCCTTCAAATATAGGCTCTATCTGCTTCATAGGAGCCTTGCCATACTTTTCATAATATTCCACACACCACTTACAGATAAGATTAGCCCACTTGCTTCTGAATAGCCTGCGATTGTAGTTACTTGCGACAGCTCCACATACCGTATCATCAACTATTATGCCTATGAGGATATTACGTTCCTCATGCCGTTCATACTTCACTGTTTTCATACATCATCTCTCAACTTGTCTCTTAATGTATCCCAAAGTTTTCCAGAACCACCCCAGTTGTTAGACCAATTATACATGGTCCTATTAAACTCTGGTGCGTTAATGGTAAAGACCTTTTCACAGAGGTTTCCATCCCATTTCTTTTGATATGAAATAGAAGCCCATATACTCCGCATCCACCCTAATACAAAATCTGTTGTGTTTGACAATGATGAATTCACATAAATTGCAAAAGTGTACAGATCATATATATCATCAGTCAGTATTATTTTCTTTGGTTTTTTTCTGAGTTTTATGCACAGTGCAGAGAGTTTTATTCTAAATTGCTCATAGTTGTTTAGGGAATGCTGAACAACTTGAGGGACATATTTCATTGATCCAGCGGGCCAGTGATACCTTTCACATTCTGTAATAATTGTCTCGGCGTTTCTTGTAATAATAACCTCTGATAAGGTTGCATCCCTGTTACGTGCATCAAGTATTTGCATGAACTTTGCTCTAAAGGCTGTCATAGAATAAGCTCGTGGCAGATACTTGCCGGGATTTTCAAGCTGGATTATATACCAATCCATGACTCCTTCAATATACTCTTTATTGTATGGAACTTCCTGAAACAGTTTTCGTATCTCTCCAATCCATTTCTTTTTGTTTGGGTTTCGTTGTAACTTTCCAGCTCCTTTTATACCATTCAGCAGTTTTGACACTACCTGCTCTTCCCATGTGGGATTGTTTCCTTGCAAATCCATAAGTCTACTCCAGAAAGTTTCTTCTTATGTTGTCTAACTCTTTTTTAGTTGCGGTTCCTGGATCGTCAGAATCCAGTTTGATATTATGAGTCTCTCCATCAAACATTGATAATTCATTGCACAGCTTTTTTGCTCTTTTTTGTGCTTTGTCATTGCTATCAAAACAAACTGCTCGTATGGGATACTCAGTCATACGTTGCACTTGCTTGGTTGAATATCCTGTGCCCATCGTTGCAACAGCTCCCGGACCCACTTTCCACACATCTAATGGCCCTTCGCATATCACTATAGCAAATCTTGCAAAGTCTTCACCATAAAGTAATTCCTTATGAGATATAGATTCCTCTTTCACACTGGCACTTCGGTAACGCAGTGTACATTCATCACTTACAGATCTTGTGGTCCAGCTCACCATCCTGTGTTGGTATATGAAAGGTATGAATAACCTCCATTGAAACTTACCTCCTATTCCTATACCTTGAACATTCCATAAACGCTCAATTTCCTTCGGAACATAGCCGCGTTTCTTCAAATACTTTATATGGGGGTCGAGCAGTGGCCCTGTGCCATTTGGGATGATAAGTTTGCCCGTGTGCTTTTGTAAAACTCTTTTAGGTTGCTTCAGATTCAGTTCTTTAATTTGCTTTACACATACACGAGCTGGCTGATTAGTAAGTTCTATTAGTGTATTGATTAGTGTGTGACCACCACACTTCCAGCAGTTGACATAATGACCTCTCAGATTATACCCCATGTGGAATCTGTTTGAATCCCTGCCACAAAACGGACAATCAAACTGCACCCACCCATGAGAACAATGGTGACTACCTTCTCTGACAATTTGAATGTCATATTCATCTTCAAGCAGTTCTATGAAGTTCATTTTGATGCCTTTCGCAATTTCTTTGATAGACGTTTATAGATGTCAAACTGTTCTTCCTTTCTCACATTTTTTCCATCTAATATCTTGTCCAGTGTTCTTTGCTTCTTTTGGATTATCCTGCAAAGATGTTCTTCAATAGTATCCTTGGAAATCAGATAGTAAACATTAGGCCTCCTTTTCTGCCCAATCCTTGCTATTCTGTCCTCGGCTTGTGTATGGTTTCCCGGTTCCCAATCTAACTCAATGAAAGCTACAGTATCGCTTGCTGTGAGGGATATTCCTACACCTGCTGATTTAATATTCCCTATAAATATTCTAACAGACTCATCACGTTGAAATTTCTGAACTCGTAACTTCCTTTTCTTTTGGGGAGTACTCCCTGTTATGACTACACTGTTTGGATACCTCTCACTGACCATCTTCAGTATCTTTTTATGTATTCCAAAGATAACAAGTTTACTATCCGAGCTTTCCAAGTAGGTATCTATCCACTCAAACACATATGGCATCTTTAATTCAACTGATAACCTTCTTAGGTATGACATCTTAGTAATGCTTTCAGCCCTTGCCGCTCGTTTAGCTTTTGATGCTGACTTTTTAGAAAGCCAACTGAGAAAGTCTGTTGATGCTTTTTCATATTCCTTTCTCTTCTTGATGTCAAGGGGTATAACATACCTCGCCTTCCTTGGCAGTTCCTTGAGAACATCTACTTTCCGTCTTCTTATCATCATATTGTCAATTAGCTTTTGATGGAGTTCTTTTAGACGTGTGGCCCCACTGTAATCCCATCCCCAGTAATTCCTTTTCATACCACAATATCTCATTGCAAATGGAAAGAATGCAGGAAATAGTTTTGGTTGTATCATGTTGATAATAGGGAATAGTTCAGAAGGCCGGTTTGTGAGAGGAGTGCCTGATACACCTATAAGATGTGGAAAATCCTTTGCAAGTGTTTTGCAAGCCTTTGTTCTTTTTGCTCTTCTATTTTTAACATAATGTGCTTCATCTAATATAAGTGTTTGGGCATCTAAACGCCTTAAATAATCCATCCAGTATTGTAATATCTCATAGTTTATTATTGTTAAAGGAGCTTTACTGATAATGCCTCTTATATTAGGGGGTTTTCTTGAATTACATATAAATGATCGCATCCCTACATGTTGAACAGCTTGTGATTCCCATATCCATTTTATAGATGCAGGACAGACTATAATTGCTGGAAGTGCTGTGTCTTTTCTTTTCACTAACCACCGTAAGACTTGAATAGATTTACCCAATCCCATCTCGTCAGATAATAGAGCCCTTCCATCAAACTCATCTATTAACTGAACACCTTCTTTCTGAAACGGAAATAGCTTCGTCATAGGGATTCCCTTATTTCTATGAATACTCTCTGCATCCTGTATTTGGACCATCCTTGATTTTTAAGAAATAACTTCAAACTTGACCTAAAGCTGTTAATCCTACCACCGTGAAGTTCTGCGATGTCTATTATTTGTTGTGGAGGGTCAAGTGCAACTTCGACAGCGTATCTGGCATCGTCATTCAGCATGGACAGGAACAGTCCGAGATTGAATGTGTTTTCATATATGAGGGTTGTTCTCAATTGAGATAACTTCTTGGCGTGACGTGCTTGTGTTCTGAAGTTTGTATGAAGTCCAAATTTGATACTTTGATATATCCAAGCTTCAAGTGGAGCCTTTTCTGTTTTGTGACTGATTACAGCTTTAACAAAGAGGAAATTGGCCTGACATAAAATTTCCTCCAAATCACCTCCATATCTGTGTTGATGATATTTAGCCACCCTTTGAATTTTCTCTTTGTATGTATCATAACTTTCGTTTAGATCGGGAGTTTCCTGCATCGTCCTTGACCCTTTGCCTCATGAAGTTTTCAATTTCTACCACCATTGATTTCCCATTCCTGACACAATATTCCTTGAAACACCTTTTCACATTGGCGTTCAAGTTTTGAAGAAAAAGAGTTGCCGTGGAAGACGGTCTCCTTCTCAAACGTCTTTTTGGTCTGAATTTCTTTTTCATAAAAATACCGATAACGTCGATTTTAGCATAAAAAATGGCGTTGTCAATATAATTTTCTTGAATTTTTTATGAATTTTTCTTGGAGTTTCTAACAGCTTCTTTGTCCATACCTTCCAAAACGTGCATTATCTTAGAGAGGTTTGACACCATGATAGATTGCGTTCCATCTAAGAATCTGTACAATGTAGCATGATGAATATCGGCCAGTCTGGACAGTTTTGATATGCTGATGTTGTGTCTCTTCAGACCTTTTCTGATTTCTTTCTTATAATCTAACACTATTCACCTCGTTTGCTTGTGATGTTCTGTGTTTAACATTTCTGCTTCCGTAGATATGTCCCTCATAAGATTTTTCAGTACGTCCAATCGTTTGCGGTGTTGCACCCTCGCTTGCTCATAAAGTTCATCATGGTTTTCAGCAATATAATAATCTCTGGCATGTGGAGCCATTTGGCATAAGGTATTCAATGCTGCTTTGACAGACACATAAACATCCATTCGGAGTTTTATCAAGTTATCATAACCTGATCCATTTAAGTGAAGGAGAGGTATCACAATCTTTGGTTTTTCATTTACTTCTTCGTTTGCCATTGCGTGTGTTTCCTTTAGAATAAGATAATTTGGTTGTTAATAGCGATGTTGAGAGTTGGCATTTTCCAGTCTGACAACCTCTTCGACCATATCGCGAAGCCATTGGGTATTACGATCCCATATATCCCAGAAGGTGTCGTTCGTAATCATATCTTTTTGCATCAATTCAAAACCCGACAGACCTTCAAAGTCCTGAACCATGCTCTTTTGCCACTTAGTCATTTTATTACCCTATTATTACCTTCTTTCTCCTCAAATTTTGTTTGGAATACTGGACTTATACCCATTTCCTGATAAGTAAAACCCCCTCCGAAGAGGGGGTTTACCGAGTGTCGTCGATTTGTTGGCACTATCCCTTTAGAGTTATAGTAACCTCTTTGGGGTTGCCGTTCTCTTCCAGCCACTCCTTGTCTATATAGACGTTGGATATTGCGGCGTCATCATCATCTGTTGCAAATCTTGTGCAAGATTTGCATACTTTGTTCACGGTCATGTCGATTGTAGTGACCCTTTTTTCCTTACCATGCTTTGGCTTTCCCATCAAAAACCTTTCCAAAAAAGAAGTATTATGAATAGTTGATCCAACTATTGGATCTAACAGCCAAGTATTACTCCCCATAAATAAAATACAACATGAATAAACCCTACAATGGCAAAAGCCAGTAGGACGACGAAGACAGCACCTCCTGTTGTTAAAAATATGTTACGGAACTCATTCTTTTCACGTTCGTTATACTCACCCATTTCACCCTCCTTTCTTTTCTTTTTCATGCAAGAAAGCTTGCACAATCTTGATAGTCAAAATTGACAGACTACACAAAACACACAGCATCAAACTTTGTGCTTCAGTCATGGCTTCGCCTTGTCTTATCGGAGGTATGGGTTGAACTCAATTGGCATCACACCTGTTGCTACCAGAAACGAGTCTTCAAAACGGCACAGATAACACCTGCCATTCAGTTTTGATCTAAAGTACCAGTGTTGGACAACACCTCGTGGCGTTGTTATCTCGCTCTCTTTTTTCAAAGGAACACCCCATGCAGCAGTTACTTCAAGTATGTTCATTCCGAGAGCTATTTTGTGTTGTTTGATTAATGCTTTGTTTTCCTCTGTGCTTAATCGTTCGACACCTTGCTGTGCTATTCGCAGCAGCTTAGCATCATTCTGTTTCACTCCTTCATGTTTTTGAGCCTTTGTCACAAGAACACCGCATCCCTGCACAGTAAAGCATCCTGCCAGTAAGATGAACAACAAGCTTCTCATTTCAACCTTCCTTTCAAAATATTGTGTGTGTGAAAATTTGTTTAGTTGCAGTCTCATTTTAAGTTTTTGGGGGCACAAACTCCTTCACATACAAGTTGATGTCTGCGTCTTTTTCTCGTAGGTAAAGACGTACACACTTCCTTTTTTTGCAATAGGCACATATCACAAGATTGCCTGATTTCGCCTTTGCTTGCAAATCTAAGATTCCGCGGAGGGGTGTTGCGAACCGTAAAAAATCTATAAATATCTTCTGTGCCCTGAAATAGCAAATCAAGTCTTGTGTAGTCTGAATCTCTTTTGTGTGTGCAAAAACAGCATTGACAATTATTTCGTCGTTTGGAAACGATCCTTGAATATGGCTGTCAGGTATTTTGATGAAGGATTCACCAACTAATTTATAAAAACCTTCATCGCTTGTACATACCTGCTTAGGAAAAACTACTCGAACCATCAGACACCCATTTGTAGCTCTGATTATTGGATGGTCATTTATCCCTTTCATTAGATGTGTATATCTAAGATCAGGATTTGCTGAATTAACCTCCTTTCGATAAGTACATGATTGGATAAAGCGTTTCAGTTTCCTCGGCATTGAAGAATTCAATGTAAACATTTTTAATTTCCTTTTGAATAAAGTGGTGAATAAAATGGCTCAAACTGTGGTGAATAAAGTGGTTTGCCACTCCTTTGATTTTATGAAAAGGAGGGAGGCAACGAGCCATCCCTCCCACATAAAGGGAACTATAAGATCAAGTAATCACCTATCATTCCGTTGCTCGCTGTAGGTGATTGGTATCCTTGTGCAACCACAATAGTCATTGCTGTACTGAGTTGATCGTAGAGCTTTGATCCACCGTCACTATCACTCAATACAAAAAACTTTGCATTCAAAGGAATACCTTGCTTCAGTTTAATATTCTCGAGTATGGTGTCAACCTCACTAAATATCCCATCCCAATCAGTCTTGGTCGTTCCTAAAGCTGGATCAGGCCACCAGCATCCCATTGTATTGTTACGGAGGATTTCGATAGCTTCGGATAGTTTCATCGTCGTTCCCTTTCAGAAGTAATAGTATAAGGTTCCGTATAAAACGGAGGAGGGGAATTGAACCCCTCACCTCGGCCTTCTTATTTCACCGCTCCGTTCCCTTAAAAGAGGAGAATGTCACTTTTGTCTTCGTCCTTTTTGACCTCCTTTTGGTGATGAACATCCTCCTCTGCCCTTGTTTGCCCCCTCCCCTTTACCCGATCCATCGTGTTTTGGTACTCCTTTTTTTGCCATTAAAACTATCCCTTCATAAAGAGGTTTGTCAAACATCCATGCAGTGGACAAACAAATCGTTCAGATACTCTTTGATTTCTGCTGTCTTACTGTCTTGTTTACTCATAATGATCCGCCAATCTACGTTGCCCCATATATCTCGTTTTCCACCGTGTATAAACACAGTGAATCCATACCAGCCATCATATACACCATCAGGATTCATGTAATGAAAGCTGTTATGACAAAGGATGTTGGTTGGCTGGTGCGATGGGGCAACATCAATCACCCAATCGTTATCTATACCACTGCCATGAGGCAGTGTTGCCTTCAACCACGCTGTGATACTGTGGTGATGCTCCATAGCTTTCACTTCGTTTTGAGGGATTTGAGTGATGCATTTTATGTAAGCATCAAGAACAGCCAATATATTGTATTCATCCTTTTTCATTTTCATCGTAGTTCCCTTTCAAATTGAAGTTAATAATGTTTCAGGGGAGATCACCCCGTAGGATAATCTCCTACAAAACATTCCACACTCCCTACAGTGTGTGGCAATCAAACAACTGTAGTTGTTTCATGTTGTTCGAGAATGTCCTCGGCGAGCCTTAACTGTTCCACAGCCCAGATAGGATTAAACTGGTATTCTTCCCAACGCCACTTCATTTCTGGACTGTGCAAGTCAGGATGTCCTGTTATGAAGCTGTAATGTAAAAGCTTCTCTCTCAGTTCTTTGGTGTAATCTTGCTGTTGTTCACAGTAACAATCTGTACAAATATACCCATCATCATCACTCTTTCCGAGCGTGTGATAGAAAGATTCACCCATGTTTTTCATCCCAACAAAGCGGCCACATTTTTCACAGCAACCTGAGCAATGACACTCATTACATATAATCGTGTCTGCTGTGACGGCGATACCTCCACATCCATGCCAGTCTTCCAAAAGCAGTTCTTCATGATTTTGGAAATCTCTTCCACATATATCACACTTGACAGAAAAATTATGCTCGCCGGCGAACTCATTGTTCAACCACTTGAGGATACCAAAGAGATGCAGTTTGTTCATTGTTGCATTCATTTTCTCGACAGTATCACTATTCTCAATGTTATAATGATACACCTTGTCAGAATCCTTCAATTTATACAACTCATCCTTGGAGCTGATTCCAAAATGGCCAGAGGAAAATATGTCTTGGAAGTTTCCATTTTCCAAATAGAAAAAATTCCACTCCCAGATGCAGCCATCATAGCCACCACCTTCATATTGTACAATAAATCTCATCGTCGTTCCCTTTCAATAAGCGTTAATAGAGGTTTCATAAGGGATTATCCCGTAGGGTAATCCCCTGCAAAACATCTCAATTGTGTAAATTCAAGGATGGCATCTTACTATCCTTCCAATCAAAACAAATGCTGTTGGTATAAGCAAAACACAGATTGTTCTCACAATGAGCATTTCCATTTTTATACCTTTTCAACAAGATCAAAGCGACTTGCGTTGATGTGTGTTAGATAGTTATAATCATATAACCCATATTTTATGGGTACTCTGAACTCTTTTGGCCTTGTCTTCCATGTCTTGACCATGCCATTGATCCGCCAGCGGCGTTGCGAGCCATCAGCATTGTAGGCATCACTTTCATAAATGATGTCTCCAGACTTTAGCTCCAAAGCTTGTTCTTTTGTAATCATCATAGTTCCCTTTCATTAAGTGAATGTGTGTTTCATAAGGAAGGGGCTACCCCAATGTGATGTAATAGCGTAACGGAGGGGGTAGCCCCGAAGTAGAGAAAAGAATCAAACTTTTCAGTTTGCATAAGAGATTACCCCATAGGATAATCTCCTTCACAAACTGAAACCTTGAAAGGGGGAACTCGATTTGTCTACGCCTTCATCACCTCCGTCCCTACCGAACCGCAAAGTGTGAGGCTGCTTTTTTCTTTACTTGTCTGAGAGTGCGGGACTTACGATTGGACTTGTCTTGCATAGATGCTTCCGTATAGGAAAGCCCAAAAAACCCTATGTTCTTTTTACTGAAGAACCATGATACTATACTATCATAACATAGGTATCACATTATATCAACACCTTTTTTTGGATGAAAATGATATTTTTTTGGGAGTACCTTGTTATCAGCCTATAAACGCCATTTTTTTGTCAAAAACGCCGTTTTTGGCCCAATAATGCGGATAGTGTGTTTCGAGGAAAACGCTGTTTTTGGTCTAAAAATGGAACTTCTGTTAAGTATAAAAAATGCTTCACAAAAAATAGTTTGCAAATCTTTGCCATCTTATGATATATACATTGTCAATGTTTTAGATGGCAAATTAAGGAGCTTTTGGTATGCCTAAAGGAAAATATGATGAGTCTTACATTATACGAGCCTATGAACTTAGGAAAAGTGGATTAACACAAAGGGAGGTAGCGAAGACGTTGGGGATTGCATATCCGACGTTGGTATCATGGAAGAACAGAAAGAAGGCTTTTGCATTAGCCTTGAGTGAGGGTCATAATGTATGCAAGGGTGGTGATGGACAGATTAGCAACTTTAGAGAATATGTGTACAGTAGACTTCCAGCACAACTAAGATCATTATGGAATAAGATCTGTGTGATGGATCGTGCAAGAGATGGGAGAGAAAAGATTGAGGCATTGTTGAATGATCGAGGTAAGACGATTAGGCAACATCTATTTGTGTATGCTTGGACTATGAGTAATTTCTCGTTGTCCAGAGCTTGTCGAATTGTAAACATTAACAAGAGTACCTTTGATCGTTGGTGTAGGGAAGATCCTGACTTTGCTGATTTGATTGATGAGATTGATTGGCACAAGAAAAACTTCTTTGAAGATGCTTTAATCAAGGCTGTAGCGAAGGGAGACAATAGTTGTATCATATTTGCTAACAAAACAGTGAATA